TATCCAAGTGTAAGTTTCTTTCCTGCTGGAGATATTGGTGTTGTTGGTGGAACAAATTTCGAAGATTTACAGGGAGATGAAGCTTTTAATAAGTGGGAAGCGCATATTACTCCAATAGCAACGTCAATTGGCTATGAGATAGTTCGCTTTTTAGGAGCTAGATGGAGTATTAATCAAACCAAAGATTTTCCTCAATCACATGAAGAAGCTGGAATATGGACAACTAAAGCGGGTAAAGCAGCTAGTAAAGCAGAAAAGAAAAAAGACATAGTAACTAAAAAAATTGGGGAATCTATAAGCATAATGGATGAGGTTAAACTCATTCTACAGGAAGGTGGAGCCTATGGTCACATGGCACACCCGTATGATGACATGGACCTAACTTTTGGAGATCTAAAGCAAATTATAGATATGGGATTACAAGGAAAACTGTCAAAGACAATAACAGAGAAATTAGATGGACAGGCAATTTCAGTATCATGGAAAAATGGCAAACTTATTGCTGCTAGAAACAAAGGACATTTAAAAAATCAAGGAGCAGCGGCTTTAGATGTATCAGGATTAAAAAGTATGTTCGCTGGTAGAGGTCATTTAACAGATGCATTTGGATATGCAGTTGAAGACTTAGAAAAAGCAATTAAATCTTTAGGTAAAAAGGTTCAAAAGGATATATTTGGAGAGGGTAGTAAGTTTATGGCTGTAGAAATAATCTGGCCAGCAACATCAAATGTCATACCGTACGATTCTAAATTATTAGTGTTTCATGGTGTTACTGAATATGATAATACTGGATCAGCAATTGGTGGTGATGCTTCAGCAGCTTCTAGATTATCTAAACTGATAGATAAGGCTAATGCTGCAGTTCAAAAACATTATAAAATTGGTGCCCCAACATTCTTGACAGTAAAAAAGAGTAGCGATTATGGTAAAAAGAGATCGAAATTTTTGGGAATACTTAATGGTTTAATGGGTACTTATGGGTTAGGAGATGGTGACACACTAGCAATATGGCATCAAATGTATTGGCAAGAATTAGTAATGGCTGGAGCCATATCTTCAGATTATCCAGGTATTACTAATAATATTTTATGGGATTTAACAACGCGTTGGGCTTTTGGAGATAAAAGTTATAAAATAAGTGATATAAAAAAGGATTTAAAGGATTATCCTGTCTTTTTGGATTGGGTTCTAACTAAAGATAAAGTAGATGTTGTAAAATTACAAAAACAAAATATGAAACCATTTGAGAACCTTATAGCCGCAGTTGGGGCTGAGATTTTAATGAATGCTAGTGGGTTTCTAGCTGCAAATCCAGACGCCGCGGTTCAATCCATTAGAAAAGAAGTAGCGAAAGCAGCAAAAGCAATAGCAGGAACTAATGATCCTAAGAAAATAGGCTTATTAAATGTTCAAATGGCTAAAATATATGCAGCAGGAGGCTTTGAAAATATAGTTCCATCAGAAGGACTAGTGTTTATGTATAAAAATAAGGTTTATAAATTAACTGGGTTATTTGCACCAATAAATCAGATCACAGGACTATTAAAGTTTGGTAGATAAACCCTATAATCTTAATATTTATTATTAGATTAGTAGGAATCAATTATGGCTAAAACAAAAACAACATCAATAGCTAATAAAAGAAGTGCTGAGGCTCGTAAGAATATCAGTGTTGGTATACGTAGGTCTAAGCATGGTGAAATAATGAAAACAGCTGAAGTTAGAGAAAGAATTAGTGTAACAACCTCATCAGCTATGAAAAAGAAGTGGCAGGATCCTAAATATAGAGAAAAGGTGTTATCTGGTAGAAAAGGCCACACTGTTTCTGTTGAAACTAGAGCAAAAATTTCAGCAGCAATGAAGGGTAGACCTAAATCTGAAGAACATAAGCAAAAAATTAAAGAAGCTTGGAGGAAGAGAAAGAAATTCTCATTATATTATGGGTAAAAATGTCGAAAAAATTAAAAATATGCTTGATGGCATAATAGATCCTAGCAATAGACGTATACGCGTTGGTTGGGTACCAGGTAAAGAAGAAAATAGTGCTAAATTAGAAGACAGAGAAAAGAGAAGACATAAGTCAGATGTATTATCAACTGCACGTATGCCTCTTTTTTGTCCAAAATGCAATAGAGTAATGAAAAAGAGGTTAGATAATAAGATGTGGGCGTTACATGATCAGTGTTTTGAGTGTCAAATAGAGTTTGAGCATCAATTAAGAGTAGCTGGTAAATATGAAGAGTGGGAAAAAGAAAAAATGATAAATAATGCCAAGGCGTATATTCGGGAAATTAAAAATGAATTAAATGATTATGTAAAAGCATTAGAAACGGATAATATTTTATATGAGACTGGACAGACCTCTGTAGAAAAGGAAAAATGGGAAAAGGTCGATACTGAGAAAATTAAAATTCAATGGTTGAAGGAGATACAAGAAGTTGAAGATAATTTAGAACAATATATCAGCGGAAATTAGGGTGGCTAATAAAACAAATAAGCAAATGCTAGAAGAATTGCAAGGTACCTTAATAGATATAGCTAGTAATACTCCAGAAGAGAAGTTTGAATTATTAAGAGGCGACATTGCGTGGGTTAAGGAAGCAGTAGAAAAACTCCATAGGAGATTATATAATCCAGATGACGGTGTTGTTGTTAAGGTTAATAGAAATACTGAGTTTAGAAGAGATTTAGAAAAACAGAGAGAACAAGGAAAAGGTATTGGAACAGTAAGAAGCGATCTTAGACAATTGATTACTTGGAAGTCTAGTATTAATAGAGCAATGTGGATTGCCTATTCTTTGTTATTGGGATTAATGCTAAAATTGCTATTTAACAATGGGTTTTAAGGAAAAGTTATATGAAGTTTTTAGAAAAATGGAAAGGATATATTTTTAAGTTTTTTGCTTTAGTTTTAGGGCTATTTGGTGTGAGTACACTATTATCTGCTAAAAAGTCTAAAGAGGTTAAAGAAGCTAAGAAAGATATTAAGAAAACTAAGAAGAAAGTTGTAAAAAGCAAAAAGAGTGTAACAGCAGCAAAGAAAAAAGCTGATAAAGCGTCAGATAAGATAGCGCAACAGGAAAAAGTTATAGCGGATATAAAGAAGAGAAAAGCTACTGGTGCTCAGCCAACCAAAAAAGAGGCTAAAGAGGCTTTAGATTTTTTAAAAGACTTTACAAAGGATTATAAGGGGTAAATATGAAGAGGTTATTATTAATTTTATTAGTATCTTGTAGTTTTTTAAGTTCACAAGGCTTATCAGATGAAGATATGGTTAAATTAGCTGCAGCACTTAAGCAGCAGAAAGAATTAATTGCTGCATATGAGGTTCAAGTTGCTAATTATGAAGAAAAAGTAGCTGCAGATAGTGTAGTAATAAGTAATCAAGGTATACTAATAGTTGGTTTAGAAGAACAAGTTGAAAACTATAAGAAATATTCTAAGAATGTAAAGCCATCCTGGTATGAAAACAAGTGGCTATACTATTCTTATGGTGTATTAACTGTTGTTGGAAATATTTGGCTTTATGATAAGGTAAAATAGGATGGCATCTCAACAAACATTAAAACAGATTATAAAAGAAGAATACAGTAAATGTATAAAGGATTCTGCATATTTTATGCGCAGATATTGTATGATTCAGCATCCAACTAGAGGAAAAATACCATTTGATCTTTATGATTTTCAAGAAGATGTTTTAGAAGATTTTCAGAATGAAAGATACAATGTTATTTTAAAAGCTAGGCAATTAGGTCTGTCTACTCTAACTGGTGGATATTCATTGTGGTTGATGTTATTTCATGCAGATAAAAATATATTAGTAATTGCTACAAAGCAGGAAGTTGCAAAAAATTTAGTAACAAAGGTTAGAGTGATGCATGATAATTTACCATCTTGGCTCAAGGGAAAGTGTATTGAAGATAATAAACTTAGTTTAAGATTCGCAAATGGGTCTCAAATTAAAGCTGTTTCCAGTTCAGTAGACGCTGGTAGATCAGAAGCACTATCATTATTAATATTAGATGAAGCTGCTTTTATTGATAAAGTAGAAGAAATATGGACAGCATCTCAACAAACATTAGCTACTGGTGGTGCAGCAGTTATTTTATCTACTCCTAACGGCGTAGGAAATTTCTTTCATAAGACTTGGATAGACGCAGAAGCCGGAATAAACGGATTTAACACAATAAAATTGCATTGGTCTATACATCCAGATAGAGAACAAGACTGGAGAGACGAACAAGATACTATTTTAGGAGAAAAGATGGCAGCTCAGGAATGTGATACTGATTTTATTACTTCTGGTAATACTGTAGTAGATCCAGTGACATTACAATTTTATGAGCAAACTCATATCAAAAAACCATTAGAAAAGAAGGGATTTGATGGAAACTTATGGGTATGGGATTATCCAAACTATACAAAAGATTATATAGTATCAGCAGATGTAGCTAGAGGAGACGCTTCAGATTGGTCAGCATTTCATATATTAGATGTTGAAACATTAGAACAAGTTGCAGAGTATAGAGGAAAAATAGGAACAAAGGATTTTGGAAATATGTGTGTAAATATTGCAACCGAATATAATGATGCTCTTTTAGTAATTGAGAATACAAATATTGGATGGGCAGCAATACAACCTGCAATAGATAGACAATATAAAAATTTATTTTATTCTACTAAAGATTTAACTGTAGTTGATACTGAAGTTCAGTTGAGAAAAGGGTTTGACTTAAAAGCTAAAGAAAAATTAGTACCAGGATTTACTACATCAGCAAAAACAAGACCATTAATTATATCTAAACTAGATACTTATTTTAGAGAGAAGTCAGTATTGGTTAGATCAAAGAGACTAATAGATGAACTATTTGTATTTATTTGGAATGGTCAACGGGCTGAAGCCCAAAGAGGATACAATGACGATTTAGTAATGGCATATTGTATTGGTTTATGGGTAAGAGATACGGCGTTTAGACTTAGACAAGAAGGAATGGCCTTGCAAAGAAAAGCATTATCTTCATTTACAACTGGACATAATAGTTCAGCGTATAGTAATCCTGAAGAAGAAGATGCTTGGAAGTGGGATGTCCAAGGTGAACAAGAAAGCCTAGAATGGCTAATTAAATAAAAGAGGTAAAAAAATGGCAGACAAATCATTATTTGCTAGATTAAACAGATTGTTTTCAACCAATATAATAGTAAGAAATATTGGTGGAAGGCGACTTAAAGTTGCTGATACAAGTAGAATTCAGTCTTCTGGCAATTTAGCATCAAACTATATGGTAGATAGGTGGGCAAAACTGCACAAAGGTTCTGGATATGGGTCGGGTGCCCAACAAACAAATTACACTGTTGCTAGAAGGGTTTTATTTGATGATTACGAAGGTATGGATCAAGATCCAATTCTTTCTTCAGCATTAGATATTTATGCCGATGAGTGTACTGTAAGAAACGAATTTGGAAATATACTAGAAGTTAATAGTACTAATGACAATATTCGAGAAGTTTTGAATAATCTTTTTTATGATGTATTAAATGTTGATTTTAATTTATGGCCATGGATAAGAAATTTGGTAAAATATGGCGATCACTTTATGAAATTAGATATTTCTGAAAAGTATGGGATAGTAAATGTTAATCCTATTTCGGCATATGAAATGGAAAGAATAGAAGAATTTGATACAGACGTACAACGTCCAGTTATGTTTTATCATGAAGGAGAAGGGCAAAGACACGAATATGAGAATTATGAAATTGCTCACTTCAGATTATTAAGTGATACAAATTTTTTACCCTATGGTAAATCTATGGTAGAAGCTGCTAGAAAAATATGGAAGCAGCTTGTATTAATGGAAGATGCGATGTTAATTCATCGTATTATGAGAGCTCCGGAGAAAAGGGTTTTTAAAATAGATATTGGTAATATACCACCAGCTGAAGTTGATAATTATATGAATTCATTAATAAGTAAGATGAAGAAGACTCCGTTTGTTAATTCAGCTACTGGTGATTATAATTTAAAATATAATATGCAGAACATGTTAGAGGATTTCTATTTACCAGTACGTGGAGGAGATAGTGGTACAGAAATAGATAATTTAGCAGGATTAGAAAATAATTCTATAGACGATATAGAATATTTAAAGAATAAAATGTTGGCTGCTTTGAAAATTCCTAAAGCCTTTTTAGGATATGAAGAGGGAGTTGAAGGAAAGTCAACATTAGCCGCAGAAGATGTTAGATTCGCTCGAACAATTGAAAGAATACAAAGAATTGTTGAGTCAGAATTATATAAGATAGCAATAGTTCATTTATATGCTCAAGGATATAAAGATAATGAATTAGTTAATTTTGATCTATCTCTTACAAATCCAAGTATTGTTTATGAGCAAGAAAAAATAGAGTTGTGGAATAACAAATCTAGTTTAGCTTCTGATTTGAAAGATCTTAAAATGGTAAGTGAAGATTGGGTTTATGAAAATATTTTTAATATGTCAACAGATCAGGCAAAAAGAGAAAGAGCACACATTATTGAAGATATCAAGCTCAAATTTAGACATGATCAGATCGAAGCAGAAGGTAACGATCCTGTAACAACAGGGCAATCTTTTGGTACACCACATGATTTAGCT